GCAGACAATAATGACGATGGTATACCAGATAATCCAGGTGAAATATTATATTACATGCCAACAAGAACAAATCAATCCGACAATTACAATGTATCAGTAGGTGTATCTGCTACTTGGTCACGACCATTAGATAAGAAGTTACAAGAACAATGTAAAGAAGCAGCATCAGTTCAGATTGATATGCAGAGACAATTAATTGCAAATAAAAGATTAGATTTTGAATTAGCAAGACTTAAAAACTGTGGTGAACTTAAAAAGGCTGGTATTTTATTCCATCCTAAGTCACCATACTTTACTGTATGTGCTGATGTTATGTTAGTCCAGCCATCTGGTGTTGTAACTCCTCATATGCACAGTCTTGGTACTAATCAAGTAGAACCACCTAAAGAAATTAAAGCAAATGGAACTGCTGAAGATTTAGGTACACACTCTATTGGTAATGTCGATCCCAAAAATTAAAGTCAATAATATCAATACTTATAGTATTCCTAATGTGGAGAATGTATATATTCCACGTTGGATGACTACACAACCTAATGTTGATTACTTACTTCCACCAGTAATAATTAACATTGGTAATCCTATTGTGGATATGCCTGGTTGTGTAAAAATGCACAAGGATGATAAAAGACACAAAAATAATATTCCAATTGATAAAAATCTGGTTGAAAATGATCCTAAAAATGCAATGACACTTTGCCCTGATGGATCATATCCCACTTATGATGCAATGAATTATGAACCAGATCAGTTAACTATAACTTATGAACAGAAGGCACCTCCTGTTGCTCCACCACCTGAACCAGATCTTAATACACCAGAAACACCAAGTATTCCTAAAACAGATAAGGAAGTAGAATGTCCTGGCCCACAATCATTACGTATTGGTTCTATTGGCCCTAGTGAAAAAGAAAAAGTAGTAGGTCATGAACTAAAACAAAATACACAAGGACAAGTAATCTGTGTAGAAATATATGAACCTATTAATGTAGTAGAACAGTACCTACCCTCTGCACAAGTAGCAACAACAACTGCATCCATCGCAGCAGTAGCTGGTGCATCTGCTCTATTAGCAAAACCCCTAGCAGATTTACTACTAAGGGTTTTTAAACCTGCAATCAAACAGGTATTGAATAAAGTTAATAAAGCACTAGGTAAGACTCCTTATAGACCTACTCCTTCTGAAATAAAAACAAATGAATATCGTGTGAAGAAAGGTCTAGTTGGAATTAACTTTGCAAAAAGAAATAAGAAAAAGAAATAATTAAGGTTTTCCCGTTTTTACTTGTGTTTCTAAAATTGCATCACGAATAATTCTTTGCAACTGTCTACTTTTCTTTCTACCTAGACCAGCAGATGTATCAATCTTAACCTTAACCCAATAAAGTCCAATCAATACTAGAATGAATGGAATAGCATCACCCCATGAGATTTCATTCCAAGCCTCCACAACATTTAATACCGAAAAAATCATTTAGGAACCTCTTTTCTATAATCGCCTGGTGTATCTATACGAACAACACCACCTGTTGATTTAGGCAGCATCTCTTGTAAAGCACTACGAACTTCTTCTCTTACTATGAGTTGAAGTTCTGATTGTTTTGCTTTAACTCTTTTTTCAGGCCCACCAGTTGCCTGATCAACAACATAGTTACCACCCATAAAAGTACCGCCGCCTATTACAGCGACGGCAGTTCCAGTACTGGTAATCTTTTGTAAGTCCATTACTTCTTAAGTTTCTTACAACCAAACTTAAGTATAGAACCTGCAACTACTATTCCTACAACTATACCTACACCAATACCCCAACTAATACCTTGTGGTTCTGGTTCAATAAGTTCCTGAATGACAGGTACTTCTTCTATCATTTTTGTTGCTTCCTTTGGTATTGGAAGATCTTTGATAATTGTTTCCATAATTATAATGGTGAATTAGGTATAGGTAATGATTGTGGAGTAGATGCTTGTGGAGTAGGTGCTAAATCATTAGTACCTAAAGGAAGCGCTCCCCCAGCTGCTCCACCCAGTCCACCCAGACCTCCGAGAGATCCAAGAGCTGCTTCCACAGCTTGAGATTTAATTCCATCAATGATGGATGCCCTATTGACATATACGTATAACCCACTACCAACAACGGCAAGAGATACAACGCTAGACGCAACAGCAAGTACATTTACAAATTTTTGCATTTTAGATAATCTAATTCGGTGAATTGTCATTAAGTGTTTTATTTATGTAACAGGTGGTTTTTTAGGTGCAGGTGCAGGTGCTTGTGCCTGTGTAGTTAAATTAAGAGGTGCCTGTTCGATTCTAATAACTTGAGCAGGTGCAGTTTGTGATGCCTTCTCAATTAACATCTCCATATCTGATTTAGATATTGAAGGTTTAGGTGATCCATTACCATTCTGTTTATTCTTGGCTGTTTGGACGCCAAAAGTAGCCAAAACTCCAGTAAAAACCGAAGCTATAAATGTTGGATCTATATTCTTTTGTGGGAAATTTGGGATGGCCACGTAATTTAAAGTCAAAATTCCGCCGCTCCAAACCAAAATGCCGAGACGTACAAATGTACTAATGATAGCCATTTGTTCATCATGATCAGGAACAATGGCATCAGCCATTTTTCCTATAATACCTTTAGGTTTTTCTTCAGATTTTTCTTCGAGTTCTTCCTCTTTGACTTCTTCGTTCAAGTCTTCTTCTTTGGGTTTTTCAGTCATCTAATTTCCCCTTTTTCAGTAGTTTTTGTAATTCAGCAGTTGACCCAACAAATAAAGCGTTATTAACAGTAGATGGGCCCTTATCTTTGGGCTCCTTAATGTCTTTGATCTTTTTCTGTAGGTCTAATAATTTATCTGTGGCATCAGCCACACTTTTGATTATCTGTCCAGTAACTTCATAAGCTCTAGCAGATCCACTCTCCTGAGAGATTTCCATAATACCATCAATAGCCTCTTGACCTTTCTCTATCAATGAATAAAGATTGCCACGAGTGTACTCATAATCACGATCCAAATCATCCTTTTCATATTTAACAGATTTTACATCTTCAATCTCAATTGGTTTAGATTTATCTGTTACAATTTCAAGAGCATCATCAATTTCATCAAATTTCATAATTTATACGTCCTTACCTTGTGATGGGGAATATTCTTTAAAGTCTGAGAAGAAAGAGGACATTTCATTAAATCCAAAATCATCACCAGAAGCGATAAGTGCATCATCACCAGTAAGTGGTAATGAAGCATCTCTAGATCCACTGATTATATCTATAGTAGATCCACTTGCATGATCAATTACATTGGTTCCATCAACACCTCTGTATACAGTAAGTTCATTTCCAGCAATAGAACGAATCTGCATATTCTCACCACTGATAGTAATGTAATCATCTACTGAGAAGTTGGCAGAACTATTAACGGAAAGTACTGTTTGTTCTGCAGCTAATGCCTTATTGAGTGCATTAGTATTATCATCATTATAATCTTTAGTTGCTCTTGGAGTTGCAGAGTATCTCTGTTCACGTTTTGCAACTACCCTATTAGTATCAGTAAAGTAATCAACATTAACTTTCTTGATAAGACCATCTGGACTATCAGCAACTGCACCAAACATATAAACCTTGGCACTAAATTGCATAGTCGTAATCATTGCACGACGATTATCAAAACTACCTTCATAATCATCACTCATATTAATACTTTCAAGAATGATGGGAATATCTCTTTTTTCGTTTATTGATGAAATTAAATTAAGTGTAATATTAAGACCTGGTTGGAAATATGGAAGAATCTGTTCCATAATTTGTAACATATCATCATTCAACTTAGTAGCAATACTCAACATAAATCCCACATTATATGGAACTGGCATAAAAACTTTCTTTGCAGTATCTACATTTCCGTCATTTAAACTTCTAAATGTTTGAGTTATAGATGCTTTACGTGTTGGATCATAATTTAAAGTTGTCATTTCAAATGACATACGAGGTAGAGTAATTGCAGGCCTACCTTGTATAGTTGGTTGTTGTTCTATTTTTGCAAGAAACTTCTGCATTGGCCCATATGCCAATGGCACCTTCATTCTACTAACTGTTGCACCATCATCAGCTTGATGACGAATTTCTATTCCATTAAATAACGTACCAAAACCAATAACAGTTTTTCTTAAAATTTCATGATAGAAGTATTGACCTAACATTTTTTTACCTATTTAACATGTTGTTCAGATCCACCTACAGAGAATGGATTATATTTAGAAGTTGCAATTTGATACATCTTTTCATGTAAAGTAATATCATCTGCTATTTCTTCTTCTGGTCTTGGATTTTCGTTTGGGTCTGTCGCTATTGGCATTGTATCATGTGGGTGAGGTACGTCATCAAACCAAGTATCAAGTGGTAATCTATGTAGTGGTTTTTTATTAGACATCTTACTATTTAGAAACTACCGAAAGGATTAGATTCTGTAAAGTCGAGAAGTCCACTATCAGCTTCATTCTCTATAAGAACATTATTCGCAAATGCATCATCTTGGAAATCATCTGCACCTATCTTATAAATTGTATAACTTGCAGTTTGACCCATACCTGGGAACTCATTTGTTGTTGCAGATCCAACAATAACTTCATTTAGTGCAAAGTTACCAGCCATGTTTGAAATTTTAAGTATCTTAGTATCCCAATCCCAATCTTTAACAATTGCAGTAGTAAGAGAACTCTGACCCTTAATCATTTCATTCAAGAAGAAGTTACCAGTTCCCATACCTGCAGATCCTGGTGGTTGAATAGTTATAATTGGAGCCTGAGTATATCCAAATCCTGCATTAGTTAATCTAACATCACTTACAGTTCCAGCAGCACTAACAACCGCAATGGCTGTTGCATTTGCAGTAGAGAGTCCAGATGGAGAAGTACTAATTGCAACGGTAGGAGTATGTGCATACTTATTACCTCCTTGTTGAGTACCATCTAATAATATCTTAACAACATTAGTACCGATACCTGCAATAGCCGATGCACCAGAACCACCACCACCACTGAAAGTAACTGTTGGTGCCTGAGTATAACCAAATCCAGTATTTGTTATTACAACTTGTTTTACAGAATATGATGTAGATCCAGCACCTATTGCAGTAGTAATAGCTACAGCAGTTGCGTTTGCAGTAGGAGTTCCCTGTGGAGAAGTACTAATTGCAACAGCAGGTGGACTTGAATATCCAAAACCATCATTAATTAATGTAATTGTATTAACACCATAATTAGTGGTTATACCAGAATTAAATTTAGCTGTGTCACCATATCCAGTAAGTGTTAAAGGTATTATAAATCCATCATCCTCTGCATTATCATCAATTTCTGCAATACTTGTGTCAATAATTGCATCCTCATATTCATACAATTCACAAGTTAATTGATACATATAAAGTTTACCAAGTTGGTAGAATGGATTCTCATGTTCTACAAACTTAATTTCAAAAAGACTATCTGATAATGGAAAATAAATTAAATCTCCTTCCTTTGGTCTAGATGTTAATACAGTTTCATCAGCACCATCTGTATAAAAAGTTGATATAAAATCTTCATATCTTTCCTTAGAAATAACAAGAGTTAATTCATCAGTGGTTTTTACACCAAACTTTGTCATCAAATCTCCAGATCCCTGAAAACCTTCATAGTTTTGAA